TTTAGAGATGTACCTATTGATGCTGATAGAAAACAACAAATAGGTAATTTAGTTGCGGGTCAAGAAACAATTAACGCTCCTGCAGGAGCAGTTTTTATTAGAGGTATACAAGTTTATGATTCAACATCTGCTACCACTGGTGCCAATGTTTGGCTAGAAAAAAAAGATGTCACGTATCTTCAAGAATATATATCTTCAACAGAATCAGCTAAAAGAGGGCAACCAAAATACTATGCTATGTTTGGTGGTGCTACAGGGGAATCAGATACCACATCTGGAAGAATGATATTTGCCCCAGTTCCTGACACAACATATAAATTTAGGGTTCATTACAATGCAGCTCCTGCATTATTAGAAAATGATGACACTAATTATATTAGTCTTAATTTTCCAAATGGGCTGTTATATTGCTGTCTATCAGAGACATATGGATTTTTAAAAGGTCCGATAGACATGTTGACACTATATGAAAATAAGTATAAACAAGAGGTAGAGAAGTTTGCTAGTGAGCAAATTGGTAGAAGAAGAAGAGACGATTATACTGATGGTACAATTAGAATTCCTCTACCATCTCGAACACCGTAATTAAGGAGTGAACTATGGCAATAACATCGGCAATTTGTAATAGCTTTAAACAAGAACTTTTAGTTGGAACACACAATTTTACTGCATCGTCAGGAAATTCTTTTAAAATAGCTTTGTATACAAGCTCAGCAACTTTAAATAAATCAACAACAGCTTATTCAACAACAAACGAAATTTCAAATACATCTGGATCCGCATATAGTGCGGGCGGCGCAGCCTTAACTAGTGTAACTCCAGTTTTAGATTCAGATACTGCAGTTTGTGATTTTGCAGACGTTAGTTTTACCTCTGCAACTTTTACTGCTAATGGTGCTTTAATTTATAACGACACACAGTCAGATAAAGCTGTTGCAGTAATAGCTTTTGGTAGTGATAAAACTGTAACAAGTGGAACTTTTACAATTCAATTTCCAACAGCTGACGCATCTAACGCTATTATCAGAATAGCATAAGGAGGAACTCCTTATGTCTGTTACGACATTTACAGTCACAGTCGTAAGCACTGACGATGGTAATAAATACTTCATTAATGGTGTAAGACAAGATAGTGTTTTATTATCAAGAGGTGGCGTTTATCAATTTGATCAATCCGATAGTTCTAATGAAAATCACCCACTAAGATTATCTACAACAGAAAATGGAACACACGGAGGTGGCAGTGAATATACAACTGGCGTAGTAACAAACGGAACTCCAGGAAATTCTGGAGCGTATACTCAAATAACAGTTGCATCTGATGCACCATCTATTCTTTTTTATTATTGTAGCAGACACTCTGGAATGGGTGGCAGCAGTTATATAGGGGACAGTGATTGGGGGGAAAATACATGGGGATCTAATTCCTGGCAATCAGGTGTAAATTTAATTTCTTTAACAGGTGTTTCAGTTACATCTTCCGTAGGAACAGTAGATGCCTTTCCTGAAAAAGGTTGGGGCTCTGATAGTTGGGGTGATGAAAACTGGGGAGAAAGTAGTTTAGACGTAACCTTATCAGGAGTATCTGCAAGTTTTTCTATAGGCTCTGTTACCATAAGTTCAGAAATAAATTCAGGTTGGGGAAGACAAGCTTGGAACGATAATGCGTGGGGTATTCAAGGAACAATTTTACTTGATGGTCAATCTATAACATCTAGTGTTGGATCTATTTCCCCATCTGATGTAATGGGACTAACGGGTCAAGCAGCAACTTCTAGCGTTGGATCTCCTACTATAATTGGTAATGTATCATTATCATTAACAGGTATTTCTTTAACTTCTAGCGTTGGATCAATCTCTCCTGCGGATGTAATGGGATTAACAGGTCAGGCAATGACATCTAGCGTTGGATCTATTTCTCCAGCTGATGTAATGGGATTAACAGGTCAAGCAATGACATCTAGCGTTGGATCAATCGTTACAACGGGAAGTCCTGTCGTAGATTTAACAGGAGTTTCCGCAACATCTAGTGTTGGATCAATTACACCTGCAGATGTAATAGGATTAACAGGAGTATCAGCAACTGGTAGTGTTGGATCAATTACTCCTACTGATGTAATGGGATTAACAGGTCAATCAATGACAGCCTCTGTAGCAGGTTTTGGCACAGCTACAGGCTTTGGAATTCAAGCATATCAAGCAGTTGACACAGGGTCAAATTCTTCGTATACAGATGTTGCAACTGGATCAAATACAAGTTATACTGACGCTGCATAGGAGATAATTTATGGCATCAACATACACACCTTTAGGGGTAGAACTTCAAGCAACTGGTGAAAACGCCGGTACATGGGGTACAAAAACTAATACTAATTTACAAATTATTGAACAAATATCTGGTGGGTACATTGCTAAATCAATAGCAGGTGGAGCTCAAACAACCGCATTAGCAGTTTCTGATGGATCAGCTGGTGCAGAACTTGCACATAGAATGATTGAGTTTACAGGTACAATTTCAGGTAATCAAATTGTAACTATTCCAATCGATGTTCAAACTTTTTACTTTTTAAGAAATTCAACATCTGGATCACATACAGTTCAATTTAAATATGCAAGTGGTTCAGGAGACTCATTTACTTTTGCAGCAGATAATAAAGGTGATGCTATAGTATTTGCAACTGCAAATGACGGAACTAATCCTGATATTGATACATTACCTGCTGGGGATGTAACTTTAACAGGAACACAAACACTTACAAATAAAACACTGACTTCTCCTAAAATTGGAACTTCAATTTTAGACACAAATGGCAATGAGTTATTTTTATTAACAGCAACAAGTTCAGCAGTTAATGAATTAACTTACGCTAACGCAGCTACTGGAAATGCACCATCATTTACGGCTTCAGGAGGAGATAGTAATATAAACATTAATTTAGTGCCAAAAGGGACAGGTCAAGTCCAAGCAAATGGTAGCGGATTAGCAACAACAGGAAAAGCTATTGCAATGGCATTAGTTTTCGGTTAAAAGAACACAGGAGAATAAATTATGGCAGCACCAAATCTAGTAAATGTATCAACGATTACAGCTAAATCTGTTCAAGCAACATTAAATACAACATTAACAACTGAAATTCTTGCAAATGCAAGTTCGTCAGATAAAGTTTTTAAAGTTAATAATATTATTGTCGCAAACATTGATGGCTCATCAGCCGTAGATGTTTCAGTTTTTATAACTAAAAGTGGTGGTTCACCTATCGCTATCGCAAGTACTATTTCCTTACCTGCAGATGCAACTCTAGTCGTTATAGATAAAAATACAGGTATTTATTTAGAAGAAGGAGACAACATTGAGGCTGGTGCTAGCGCAAACTCAGACGCAACTATCACTATCAATTACGAAGAATTATCAGATTAATAGGAGGTATAGATGCCATCTAACGGCGGAATTATAGGACCAACAATAGAACCATCAGCAGCAACTTCAGAAAATTTAACTGCGTTCACTTCGAATGGTACATTCACAGCTCAATCAAACCAAACCTCAGCTACGGTTTTATTAGTAGCAGGAGGCGGTGGAGGCGGACCGACGGGGCCAAATGAGGCTGGCGGCGGGGGCGGCGGTGCCGGCGGGTTTCGAGTTTTAACAAATCACCCAATCCCTGCATCATCAGTTTCTGTGACGGTCGGTGCTGGAGGTAGTGCTGGTTCTAAAGGAAATAATTCTACATTCGCTTCAGATACACCTATATCTTCAACAGCTGGAGGTAGAGGCGGAGGAGCAGAATTAGGCGGGACAGATATGAACGGAGGTTCAGGAGGTGGAAAAGGAAATCTATCTGGGGGATCAAACCCAGGAAATCCACCAATCAATTCAGGATCAGGAAACGCTGGAGGTTATTCTCCACCGGAAGGAAATCAAGGTGGAAATACTGGCGGAGGGCCACTTTATGCTGGAGGCGGTGGCGGAGGTGCTGGAGCACAAGGTGGAAATGGCCCTGCTTATCCAAATAATGCAGGAGCAGGAACTGCTTCAGATGTAAATAGTCCAACTGCATCCCCGTCAAATACAACTTATTCAACTGGTGGAATATCTGGAAGATATCCACAACCAGGAGGCGGCAGCTCGGGAAGTGCCAATACTGGAAACGGTGGTGGAGGAGCTAATTGCACAATTCCAGCAGGAAACGCTGGAGGAGCAGGTGGATCAGGAATTGTTGTAGTTAAAGAAACTGCACAAACAGCAGGAGCTTCAGGAATTTGGTCAATGGCTGATGTTGTAAAATATGAAAAAGAAGGGACATGGCCGACGTAGGAGAATTAAATTATGGCACACTTTGCAGAAATTAAATCAGATGATAATACAGTTTTAAGAGTTGTTGTAGTTAACAATTCAGATGTTGATGCTAACGGTGGAGACCTATCTGCTGAAGCTGAAACCTGGGTTGCTAACAATACCCCTGAAGATCCTTTAATAAAAGAAGAATTAGGTGGAACTTACCCTAATACTTATTGGAAACAAACATCTTATAATAATAATTTTAGACAAGTATATGCTGGATCAGGATATACTTATGATTCATCAATTGATAAATTTATACCACAAAAACCACATGATAATTGGGTATGGGATGAAACAAATTGGGCATGGAAACCACCTGTTGATGTACCAAGTGAACAAGGTCCTTGGAGATGGAATCAAGAAGAAAACACGTGGGAAAACATAAGAGGTATTTAAAAAATACAACTAGAAAGAAAAAATGCACTATGAACATTATTATTGGTATTTTGATAGAGCGATACCAGAAAAAGTCTGTGATGATATTATAAAACTTGGAAACCTTAAACAAGAACAGATAGCTTTAACAGGAGGCATAGAAGGTTCAGATAAAAAAGAATATAAAAATTTAACAGAAGAAGAAAAGAAAGATTTAAAAAGAAAGAGAGATTCAAACATAGCATGGATAAATGACCAGTGGGTTTATGATGAAATCTTTCCTTATATAAGAACTGCAAACGTAAATTCAGGTTGGAATTTTCAATGGGATTGGGCAGAGAGTTGTCAGTTTACAAAATATAAATTAAACCAATATTATGGTTGGCACCAGGATTCATGGGATAAAATATACACAGGTAAAAAAAATCAAAATTTAAATGGTAAAATAAGAAAGCTATCTGTTACGGTAAATTTAACAGAGGGTGATGAGTACGAAGGTGGTGATCTAATGTTTGATTTAAGTAATCCAGATATTAAAAATAATATTTTAACAGCTAAAGAGGCTAAAAATAAAGGATCAGTTATAGTCTTTCCTTCCTTTAATTGGCATCAAGTTTCTCCTGTAACTAAAGGAACAAGGTATAGTTTAGTTATTTGGTGTTGTGGAAAGCCTTACGTATAAAATGTTATTAAAAGAATATTGGATAAAAGATCAGAATTACATAAATTCTTTAATACAAGAAATTAAAGATAACATCGATGAATCATATTCTTATAAGAGTAATGTTAGAGGAGAAAAAACTTATTGGAAACACTTTGTAAAAAAGAGTAAAAATTTTAAACCTGTTTTAGATTTATTAAATCAATATGTTTTATACGAGGCTTGGGGTAATATATTAAATAAAAATGATTACGTTGAGGAACACAATCATTTTGATTCTATTTTAACTAACCGCTTTGTCGATACAAGTGGTATTTTGTATTTAACGAATCATGGACCAGGAACTTTTTTTAAAGACTTTAATAAAATTATAAAACCACAAGTTGGTAAAATAATTGTTTTCGATTCAAAATACTTACATTCTGTAAAAAAATGTGATACAGATGAACCAAGAATTACGTTAGCTTTTAATGGAAGAAAAAAAGAATCATATGAGTTTTAAAGATAAAAAATATACTGTAGTTAAGTCCGCTATCTCAAAAGAAAAATCAGATTTTATTTTTAAATACTTTCTTTTAAAAAGAAAGGTAGCAAGATATTTATTTGATAATTCATATATGTCGCCTTTTAGGGAAGACTGGGGCATGTTTAATGACCCTCAAGTTCCTAAAACCTACTCACATTATTCAGACATAGCGATGGAAGTTTTACTAGAAGAAATGTTACCAGTATTAAAAAAAGAAACTGAATTAGATTTAGTTCCTACTTATTCGTATGCTAGACTTTATAAAAAAGGAGATGAATTAAAAAGACACAAAGATAGAGAGAGCTGTGAGATATCCACAACTTTAAATTTAGGCGGAGATTCTTGGCCGATATTTTTAGAGCCAAATAAAAATGTAGGAATTTCAGGAGTAGATGGTTGTACACCTAGCAGTAACAATCCAGGGGTAAAAATAAATTTAGAACCTGGAGATATGTTAATTTATTCAGGGTGTGTGTTAGAACATTGGAGAGAAACTTTTGAAGGAGAGGTTTGTGGTCAAGTATTTCTACATTACAATAATATAAAAACTTCTGGAGAAGAATATAAATTTGATAAAAGACCTTTTTTAGGTTTACCTAATTATTATAATCAATGATTTATCCAACAACGATAGTTGATAATTTTTTTGATGATCCAGATAAAATTGTAGAATACTCAAAAAAATTAAATTACCAAAAAGATCCTAACAACAACTGGCCTGGAGTTAGAACAGAATCATTAAATAAAATAAATTATGATTTGTTTAATACTTCTATTACAAAAATAATATCAGTTTTATATCCAATGGATTTTAAAAATATAACTTTTAAAGCAACTCAATTTTTTCAAAAAGTAAACAAAGAAGATAGAGATGTTGGTAATAAACATACAGACCCAAATTTAATTACAGCTATTATATATTTAAGTAATCATAAAAAATGTGGTACTTCTATTTGTAGAATGGAGGGAGTAAGATCTGATTATAAAGAATCAATTATAATTGAATCTATGTATAACAGATTATTATTGTTTGATGCATCACAGTTGCATGCTGCACAAAAATATACAGATGGTTCTGATGATGATAGGCTAACGTTAATATCTTTTATTTATAGTTTACATCATGAAAATTTAAAGTACCCCATACCTGAAATGAGAAGATTATTAATATGAAAGAATTAATTTTTTTAGGGGGACTACCTAGATCTGGTAATACTCTTCTT